GGCACCACTGATTCTAAAGTAGGTTATAACCTTACAAAAGGTGGCGAGGGAATTTGTGGTTTTAAAATGAAAGAAAGTACTATTAAAAAAATTGCTGATTCTAAAAGAGGTAAAAAAATAGGTGAAAAACATAGAATAAGTCTTAGAAATTCCAATATTGGGAGGATAAAAAGCAAAGAGGAAATAGAAAAAATAAGAACAGCAAATTTAGGGAAAAAACTTACTAAAGAAACTAAAGATAAAATGGGCAAAAATTTCATGAAAACAGTATTACAAATAGATAAAAACACAAATGCAATAATAAATACTTTTGATAGCCTTACTATTGCACAGGAAATGACAGGTGCCGACCACGGTCATATTTCCAAATGTTGTTATGGCAAAAGGAAAACAGCTGGCGGATATAAGTGGAAATTTTACGAAGGGAGTGAAGACTTATCGCTCAAAAGCGTATGTTTTCGTTAAAAGTTATAGATACGGATTTATTTTTAGAAATGCCACAATCTACAAGGCTTTTATATTACGAATTATGTATGAGGGCTGATGATGATGGTTTTGTGGCATCACCTAAAAAGATAATGAAAATGACAGGTTGTTCAGATGATGATTATAGAATTTTGATGGCAAAACAGTATATTATCCCATTTGAAAGTGGAATTTGTGTAATAAAACATTGGAGAATACACAATTTAATACAAAAAGATAGGTATCAAGAAACTGAATACAAGCTAGAGAAATCAATGCTTGAACTAGATAATAACAAGTATGAAATTTGTACACAAAATGTATCCATTATGGAACCACAGGTTAGGTTAGGTAAGGTTAGGTTAGGTAAGGATAGATTAGAGTATATAGTTCCTTACTTAGAAATAGTTGATTATCTTAATTTAAAAGCTAATACAAAATATAAATCTACTAGTTCTAAAACTAAGGACCTTATAAAAACTAGATTCAATGAAAAATTTACACTAGAAGATTTTAAAAAAGTGATAGAAATAAAAGCTGCTGAATGGATTGGAAGCGACATGGAAAAGTTTTTAAGACCTGAAACATTATTCGGTCCAAAGTTTGAAGGATATTTAAATCAAGGCGGTGGTAAAGGTGGAACAAATGCTAAACAAGATAAAGGAGAGGGCAAAGAAACAGAATATGACTTCTCCAGCCTCAGAGTATAAGTGTACTAACTGTAAAGATACCTCTTGGATATTAACAGCAGAGGGAACTTATAGAAGATGTGATTGTTTCTCTAAGGACCTACTAAAAAGATTATGGTCAAATTTTGGAATGGACCTGGACAAAGTTAAGAAGTTGAATAAGTACAAGCCTTATGACGAGCAGACAACTAAGGCAAAAGAAAAAGCTATTGAGTATGTAAAAAACTATAAAGGCGAATCTATGGCTTTACTAGGACAACCCGGGGCTGGTAAAACTCATATTGCAGTTGCTATAGGCGCAGCACTACTAAATAAAAATATAAGAGTTGTTTATATGCCATATCTTGAAGTAATGCAACAGTTAAAAGCCAATACGAATGATGAAGAGTATTACAACAAAATAGTAAGCAGATACCTAAAAGCTGATTTATTGATAATAGATGATCTCTTTAAGGACAAAGTAAAGAACGGCCAGCTATTAAAAGTTAATGGCTATCCTGTAGCACTAACTGAAGCCGATATGAAACACATTTATAGAATTTTAAATCAAAGGTATAACAACCAATTACCTATTATAGTTTCTTCTGAGTGTACTCCAGAAATGTTAGTTAATCTTGATGAAGCATTAGCTAGGAGGATTATTGAACCTTGTGGAAATAACATAATTGTATTTGAAGGCAAAGAACATAACTACAGTATGAAGAATTACAACCATGAAAAGTGATGTAAAAATTAAGATGATATATGGAACATTGTTTGAAAAGCATAGAATTCTTGAAGAATTTAAAAAGGACCACAGGATTATTAAAACTTTTGATAATGGTGCAGTGATGATAGTTAAGTGGAGCTTATCAAAACAAGTTAATTTAGATGATGTGGAGGAGGTAGAAGATGGAGGGTTTCCGTTCTAATTACAATACTCTAATCGCGAAATTTAAAAAGGCAGATGTATGGCTAGACAATAAGGAAATCCCAACTGCAAAGAAAATGGAATGGTTAGATCAAGGCAAAATGAATATTTTAACAATAGAATTAAGCAGGATGATGAAAGAATATGAAAGGCTTACAGGTGAGGAAATGGATATTAAAAATATATTGGAGGGTTTTGATGCAATATAGGGATTTTATAGAAAACAAAAAAATGAAAATCATAACAAGCGGCTTTGATATTGATAAATCACAAATTAATAAAATGTTGTTTTCTTATCAGGTTGATATTGTTAAATGGGGATTAAAAAAAGGTAAAGCTGCTTTATTTAGTGGGACTGGAACAGGGAAAACAGCAATGCAGCTAGAATGGGCCAATCAAGTTTATAAGGAGACTGGAAAAAATGTTTTAATATTAGCACCACTTGCAGTAAGCCAGCAGACAGTAAGAGAAGGATTGAAGTTTGGAATTAAAGTTAATATATGTAGAAAACAAGAAGATGTATTACCAGGTTTAAACATTACTAATTATGAAATATTAGAGCATTTTAAGGCTGATGAATTTATTGGAATAGTCTTAGATGAAAGTAGTATTTTAAAGAGCTTTAATAGTAAATATAAGCAATTAATAATAGATATGTTCAAAGATACCCCATATAAATTAGCATGTACAGCTACACCAGCTCCAAATGATTTTGTTGAATTAGGTAATCATAGTGAGTTTTTAAATATCCTGAGTAGAGTTGAGATGTTAGCCATGTTTTTCACTCATGATGGTGGTGAAACCTCTAAATGGAAACTAAAAGGACACGCAGAAATAAGATTTTGGGAATGGATGGCTACATGGGCTGTAGTTTTAGAAAAACCAAGTGACCTAGGATATTCTGATGAGGGTTTTATATTACCTAAACTGAATATGCATGAAATTATAGTTAAAAGTCCAATATTTCAAGATGGCGGTCAGATTAGTTTATTACCAACAATGGCACAAACTTTAATGGAGCGTAGACAGGCTAGGAGAGATAGTTTAAATAATAGGGTACAAGAAGCTATTAAATTAATAAATAATGAGCAGTGGATAGTTTGGTGTGATTTAAATGTAGAATCTGAAATGCTCAGGAAAGGTATTGAAGGAGCAATTGAGGTAAAGGGTAGTGATAAAGATACTCATAAAGTTAAATCAGCTATAGATTTTTCAAATGGTGATCTAAAAATATTAGTTTCTAAGGCTTCGATTTTTGGATTTGGATTAAATTTTCAGAGTTGCCATAACATGATATTCGTTGGACTATCTGATAGCTATGAACAGTTATATCAAGCAATAAGACGATGTTGGAGGTTTGGACAAAAGGAAGAGGTAAATGTATGGATAATTACTTCCGAAGCAGAGGGAGCAGTTAAGGCGAATATAGAGCGTAAAGAAATTGAATCTGCAAAGATGATAGCTGAAATGGTTAAACATACTCAGGATATTTTAACAAAAGAGATTCATGGAACTATAAATGAAAAATTAGATTATCAGCCAACAATCGAAATGATATTACCAACATGGCTGGAGGAGGTAGCTTAATGAAAGTATTAAATCAATTTAGTGGTAAGAATTTTACAGTTTATAACGGTGATAGTACGCAGGTATTAAAAGGACTACCAAGTAATTCTATAGGGTATTTAATAACATCTCCACCGTTTTTATCTCTATATACTTATTCTAGTAGTTTCTTAGACATGGGAAATTCAAAGAATGACAGACAGTTTTACAGACATTTTAATTTCTTAGTTAAAGAAGTTTATAGAGTGATGATGGCTGGTAGAAATGTTTCAATTCATTGCGTAGATGTTCCTATGATGAAAGAAAGAGATGGAGCAATAGGATTAAAAGACTTTCCGGGTATGCTAATAAGAATATTTCAAAGAGCTGGATTTATTTATCATTCAAGGGTGACTATTTATAAATCTCCAGTTGTCGAGATGGTTAGGACTAACGCACTTGGATTACTGCATAAGCAATTAAGAAAAGATAGTGCAATGAGCAGGCAGGGATTACCGGATTATGTTTTAACATTCAGAAAGCCTGGAGTTAATCTAAAACCTATAAGTCATACAAGAGAAACTTATCCAGTTGATTTATGGCAGAAAATAGCTGAACCAGTTTGGATGGATATACACCAAAGCAATACACTACAAAGACAAGCTGCAAGGGATGAAAAAGATGAAAAGCACATAGTACCTTTACAGTTAGATACTATTGAAAATTGCATTAATTTATGGAGTGCTAAAGGAGATATTGTAATAGATCCTTTTAGCGGAATCGGTTCAAGTGGTTATAAAGCATTGCAGCTAGATAGAAAATATATAGGTATAGAACTTAAAGAAAGCTATTATAACCAGTCTATTAAAAATCTTAAAGTTATGGAAAATGATAAACAAAAGGAACAAGTTAGTTTATTTAATATGTAATGGTAAAAATTTAAACATAATTTGGAGGAAAAAATGATTATCTTAGAAAATTTAGACTTTTCATGGAAAGATGAAGATGTATCAAGTGTTCAAGGTATGTGGGAAATGGGAGTAGGAATTAAAGAAATTAGCGAAAAGATAAAACGTAGAGCTGATGAAGTTTTCTTACTGCTGATGGATTTAGGACTAAAAGGAAAAATAAAAAAGCGTAAAGGTTACGTGTGGGGGTTGTAAATGGAAGAGTTAAAAGTTCAGGTACAAAAATTATCAGATGAAGAATTAAAAAGAGCTATGGTAAAACATCCTTTATTCTTCAGTAAGCACCAAGGTTATGCAATTATCAAAGAAGAAGTAGAAGAAACAGAGCTAGAAATGGAAGCTATAAATATTAGTTTAAGCCATTTCTGGAATGACATTAAAGAAAATAATGGATTAAGGATGCTAGGGAATATTGAAGATTTAAAAGAATACGCAATAAATCTAGCTGCCGAATCAATTCAAGTTGCTGCTATGTGTCAAAAGTTTATAGATAGTTTTAAGGACACTACGCACGCATAACACAACATAAAATAGTCAAACAAGTAAATACATTGCTTAAAAGTAAGACATTGTAGTGACGCCATAGGATAAGCTAAATAAGATTAAGAAGGAGAATAAAAATGAATAAAATATATGAGCATATGGATTTATCAAAAATAGTTTTAGACATAGATATTGACAGCGAGGTATTCAATGCCTTAAGAAGTGACTTAAACAAAGAGGTTCAAAGATGTATAAAGGAAGTTTTTAATGAAGAATTTGAAAGTGGAGAAATAACATTAAAACTTAATATTGAGATTCCTACAGGAGTTGAAACTATTCCTAAAAAGAATGAATTTGATGAAATGGTAAATGAGACTTTTACTTATAAAAAGCCTAAGTTTGAACATAAAATTACAACAACTCTTAAAAAACAGTATAAACAAGAGGGGGTATTTACAGAAAAAAGAGATATTCAACTTATAGGCGGTGTATATGTTGCTGTGCCTATAAAAGAAGCTCAAATGAATATAGACGATTTGCAGAATTAATAAAGAATTGAAGTTATGTGAGGGTTTAGTTCTACATCTACACTCTCATGTGACTTTCAAATAATAATTGAAAGGGTGATGACTTATTATGATTAAGCTTATTATACCAGGAGAACCAGTGAGCAAAGCAAGGCCAAGAGTATGTAAATTTGGAACCTTCACACCAGTAAAAACAGTCAATTACGAGACGCTTATCAAAGAATTATTCATTATAAGCAAACAAAATCCATTAGGCGGAATGCTTAAAGCTGAAATAGATT